GAAAAAGTCGGGCGACCCCAACTTCAAATCGCTGGAGATCAAAACTAAGGGTTCCATCTACCTCATCCTTTGAAAAAGCCCGACTATCCTCTGGCGCAAGCGGGAAAGCGTCTCTTTGATCCAGCGGTAAACGTCCTTGAGCGGGGTATAAAACATGACCAACTCCTACAGTCCAAAGCCTTGCTGGGCAACGGTACGGTTTAAACCTAACGCCTTCATGATGCTTGATCATCTCCTTGCAGCGGTCGGAGACCTTCAATCCCTACTCCCCTTGAACGCCCGTCCACCAAAGTGGAAGCTGATGATGCTGGCAAAGATAATCTGTGTGTCGGCGTCCCACAGTTTTGCAATCAGCACATCAAAGGCAATGTCCCGATGCCAAGCGTAAATAAAGCCGCCAACTTCCACGAAGGCAAACAGGCCGAAAAAGCCGTAGGTCAGCATGGGCCTGACACCGGAGCGCAGGTTGACCATCCACTGACTAGCACCCTGTCCTATGGCTATGTCGTGCGCGTAGAGTGCGGCCCGTTCTGACGCCTCGGCTTCAATGGCTTGGCCCTCAACTTTGATCTCCTCCACCCGCTGCTGGGCTTCAAAGCCAGCCTTGCGGAGTTCCAGTTCGCGCTCAATCTGCAACTGGGCCATCGCCATCTCATGTTTTTTGTCAGCACGGTCTTGGAAAAAGCCAAGCAGCTTGGGCAGGCCACCAGCCAGAAAGCTGATGAGGGTTGAGAGTAGGGTTAGCATTTCTTTTCTTCCTCATGCGATAGTTTGACGCCTGCAAGTAAGCCAATAAAACCACCAACAATGGTTTGAAATGCAGGGCCAACAAGTTCAAAAATCTTGTTGTTGTCCACCTTTTCATCAAACAGTCCAAGCAGCATTACACCGGACATTGACAAGACAACGATACACAAAGTCATGCTGACCATCAAGGTGACGAAGAAAGTGAGCTTGGCTTTCATTTCTTGTTCCACATCTCAAACAGAGTTTTGATCTTCTCTTCCAACACCGCCACCCGCAAGTCGAGTTTAGCTAGCACGATGATCAGCGTGATGATCGCCAGCAGGATGGGCCATGCCTTAGACAAGATTTCAAAGAAATCCACATCACAACCCTAATACTTTCTTGACAAGATCAGCCGCTACGCCGGGGCCAAACAACACGCAGACAATCACGCCGTACAGCAGGTACTCAATCTTTGCCATACGTTTTGAACCAGCGGCAAAACTCTTCTGGATGCCCTCGTATCTTTCGGCGCAGATGGCCTCATGCGTAGCCAGCTTTGCCTCAGTCTCGCTGATCATTTTCTCAGTCATCACACACCCATCTTCTTTCGGATTTCAGTTGCTGAGATGGCGTGGGTAGCAGCGTCAAACACCTCCTGCTCAATCTTGTAGCCTACGTCCCTACCATAGGTAATATTTGTGACATTGGGCACAAGCTGTATCTCGTACTGGCCTTGGTACAGGGGGTCTAGGTCACGCTTGATCAGGTCTTTCACCTGTTCTGCGGCAAATGGGTTGGAGCCGTTCCAGCCTTGGCAGTCCCTGATTTGGATGACCACTTGCCCTGTCTTGGCAATGGCCCGGTCAAACAACGCCCTGTGGCCCGGATGCCACGGTTGCCAGCGGCCCAGCATTTGCACCGTTTCCCGCTTCCAGTCAAACACGGGGCGGCGGCGGCTGTCTAGGATGTGCTGACCAATGAACTCAGCCCACTTCTCGGCGTTCTGCTCAGTGACACGGAAGTCATATTCCTTCGGCGGAATAAATGCCTTGTTGGTATCTTCAAAGCGTCCTTGGTCAATGGTGTCCATCCAGACAGTCCAATCGGCCTTAAAGTTGTTCCGCATCTCCACCAGCGGAGCCACAAAGTCGCAGATGACATAGTCGCCAGTGGACTTGAGAGCAAACTCAGCCATCCGCAGGGACTGACGGATGCGGCCCTCTTTGCTAAAATCCCAATCGTTGAACCGCTTGCGGATGTCGTCAGCATTGAACCAATCCACGCTGCACTTGTAAGATGCTGGAACCGTGTCCTGCATCTTGTGTGCTGGCATATTCTTGATGCTTGAGTTGCTCTCAAGGTAGGCTTTGAGGGCTTGTGCAAGGTAAGTCTTGCCGCTGCCCGGTAGGCCCATGATCAGGATTTTTTTCATTACATCAGCGCGTCAAGTTCGTCATGCGTTGTAGCGGCCTCAATAGCAGCAACCTTGGGAGCGATGGCAGCTTGTGCAGCGGCAACGGCAGCGAGGTCGTAGCTTGCTGGATCACGCATCTGTTCTTGGACAACTTGCTGGAAGCTGAACGAGGCATTGGCTTTCATGCCAACCTTGCGGTCTGCAACTGGGATGTCGTAGGTTCCGTACACGATCTGCACTGGGTCAGTGGACAAGTCAAACGTGTGGGCGGTGTAGCCTTGACGATGCGCTGTGATAGCTGGCCTCACCTCAATGGCTGATTTCCAGCCATCTTGCCCGGCAGGGGGCGCTGTGTCCCAGCAGTCGGTTACTGCGTTGTTTTGAATTCTTACAAATAAACTATTGCTCATGCAACGCTCCTTAATGCGGGTTTCTGGCCCAAACGGTCTTTGATGCGATCAAACGGAGCAGCCCAGTCGCCAAATACTTCTTGGCGCATTAGCTTTATGCTGTCGTAGTAGGGTGTAGCTTCACCATCAAGCGCGTACAGGAAGTAGGGCATGACGGGTGTGATGACCCAAGTTTCAACCCCCATAGCTGCTGACAGGTGGCTGACGCTGGTGCAGGAGCTAATCACCAAGTCGCACGATGCCGCAGCAGCGCGGGTGTCTTCCCAGCTATTTAGCTGCACGGGTTTAACCCAAGCTGGGCAGGCGTCTGCACCCTCATCCCGTTGCAGACTGATGAACTCAGCGTCTGCGTCCTTGACGGCGGTAAACATCAACTCGTAGGGAAACTTTTTGTGGTGCTCATGCTCAAACTGACTCTGCCCTTGCCAGCGCAGGCCAATGCGTTTCTTGCGGCCTTTGATGGTGGTCGGCTTTGTCAGGTATGGAGCGCCAGAGATGTCTGCCAACTCAAAGCCAAGTGGCACTACCGCCGACATACCTGCCACCCAAAAGTCGTGGTAGATGCCGAATACAGCTTCGTGTTGGATGACTGAGGAGACACCCTCCACATCAACGAACAGAGATGCGAGTGACCCTGTGCAGGCCACAATGACCTTACAGCCCCGTGCCGCAATGTACTTGGCGTAGCGCACTTGGTGAATCTGGTCGCCCAGACCACCCTCAAGATTGAGCAGGACGATGCCCTTGGTCTTGCCGTCCCACTGCTGGGTGGGTACGTTGGGGTGCTTGTTGCCAAAGACACCAGCCACACGGCCCCTGTCCATCAGGCTGTAGCCCTTTTGAATCTGCCCTTGGCGCAGGTAGTACCAACCCCGGTTGTAAGCGGCACGGTGGTTGTTTGGCTCTTCAGCTTCCAGTTGCTGGGCCAAGCGCCAGCCTTCAGCAAAGTCACCTGTTGTGGACGCCGCAAGCTGCAAATCCAGAGCGTGAAGCTCTGGGGTGGTGCGGGGGCGCTCTAGCCAAAACTCAGGCTGGCAGAAACTTCCGTAATGGGACTTGAGAAGGTCTTTGGGGTCTTGCTTGTGCTGTGCTTCCAGCTTGGGCTTGACATCGTGCATACCTACGTGACCGTGCAGGTTCTCGTCATCCTCAGCTACCGTGGAGCCGTCAATGTTGTCAAAGTCGTAGGAAAAGTCAGGCAGTTCAAGGAAGGCGTGGATACGGGCCAGTTGCGCTTTAGGGTCAGCCAGCAGGTCTTCGTACTCAACAAACAAGAAGTTCTCAGGGGCGTACTCGTAGCCGTTCTGGAGCGAGATGTAAGCAGCCTTCAGGTGATCCATTAACTGACCGGAGTACATAAACTTGTCAAGGTTCTCAGGTTTTGCCACACGGATAAATGAAGCGGCACAATCAGGCACTGAGCGCACCGTAGCAATGATTTTGGGCTTATGGCCGAGGACTTGAGACATAGCCGCCATGATCTGAGAAATAGGCCAGCCACGGGACTTGTCAATGATGACCGGAGCCTCTGTGTCTTCGTAGAACGCATCAATAGCGCCACGCATTGTTTGGGCTAACTTCTTCCGCTCAGGGTCATTCTCGTTCAGCAACCCAGCCGAGTGCCACGTATTTGCCAAGCCATCCAGCGCATGAACCAGACCAGACGTTGTTGAGACATGAGTCATTGGATTCTGGTTAAGGATAGCCGCAAGGACTGTCGAGCCAGAGCGTGGAATACCAGAGAGGAAGTGAAGTGTTTTGTTCATGTGTTTACGGAATTTTGGTTGCGGTAGAAAAACGGTATCCTGCCGAAACTTCTATCCAAGTTGTTAAAGCGCCTACTTGGTTGGGGGAGGACATATAGGTAATGTTACCCAAGCCTAGTTGACCTTGACCATTTCGGCCCCAAGACCACAATGTGCCATCTGTTTTAGTAGATAGTGAGTGCCTAAGCCCACCAGAAACATCATACCAATTGGTTAATGCTCCAACTTGCATTGGTGAGTTATATGAAGTTGTGTTTCCCAATCCTAACTGACCGCCAACGTTGTTTCCCCAAGACCATAAGGTTCCGTTGGTTTTCAGGGCTAAAGTATGATACGACCCACAAGCAACTTGAATCCATGCAGTCAAAGCACCGACTTGAACGGGAGAAGAGTAGTTTGTAGAATTGCCTAAACCAAGTTGCGAATTACCATTAACACCCCAAGCCCAAAGAGTTCCATTTGTTTTAATAGCAAGACATTGATTAAATTTAGCAGATACTACAGACCAATTAGTTAATGCACCAATTTGTACTGGGCTTGAATAGCTTGTTGTGTTTCCCAAACCTAATTGTCCTTGAGCATTTCGACCCCAAGACCATAATGTTCCGTTTGTTTGCGTTGCTATAGAGTGTTTAAAACCGTTAGCAATTTTACTCCACAATGTTCCACTTACTTGTTTTGGAGATGAATATCCAGTTGTATTACCTAAACCTAACTGACCATCATTGTTATTTCCCCACGACCACAGAGTTCCATCTGTTTTAGTTCCAAGCGAAAAATACTTTGATGCTGCCACGTGTAACCATGCGGTTAATGCACCAACTTGTTTAGGAGAAGAATAATAAGTAGTGTTGCCAAGACCTAGTTTACCTAAAGAACCATCACCCCATGCCCAAAGAGTGCCATTGCTTCTGGTTGCTAAAGTATTATATTGCCCCCCGGAAATATTAAGCCAAACTGTTACACCAACTTGGTTTGGCGATGAATACTGAGTTGTGTTGTTTAGTCCTAATTGCCCAGCGTTATTTTGTCCCCAAGTCCAAAGTTGTAATTGCGCTGGTGTAACGCTGTTACTTGCCGCACTTGCTGCACTTGTGCCAGCTGCATTGGTAGCCGTAACAGTAAATGCATACAAAGTATTAGTGGTCAACCCAGAAACTGTAATTGTTCCAGACCCTGCTTGAGCTAAAGTTCCTGTAACGCTATCGGGAGAACTTGTAGCAGTGTAAAAAGTAATTGCAGACCCACCATCACTTGCTGGTTGGGTAAATGCAACAGTTGCGGTAGTAGTTCCTGTGGCTGTAGCTGTTCCAATAGTAGGTGCGCCCGGGACTGATGTCACCGCTGCTGTGGTATTGGAATCAGCCGTAACTCCAGATGGTGCAATAACATTAGTGGCTTTAACTCTACAAAAAATACCAAACCCAAAATCACCTATAACCACCACATAAGATGAAGAAGTTGCACCACCAATTGAAGTGCTTGGGCTTCTAAACCATTGATATGTAAATGTTGGTGCTGGTGAACCTGCCCATGTTCCATTTGTAGTTGTAAGCGTAAAGCCTACAGAGGCTGTTCCCGTAACTGCGGGGGCCACAGTATTAACTGGGGCAGCACCGTAGCTGCCACCGACAACTGTGAGCATAATTCCACTCACGATACATTTCCAGTAATAAAGACAACAGAGGCGGTCACAAATAAAACTGTGCAAACCCCTCGACTAGCTAATGTAAAAGAAGTTACTATTGTATTTGTACCGCCAAGGTATGCGGTTATAGCAGAGCTAGTATTTGAAATACCCGCTGTAGTGTTATTTACTATGGATATGACATCCCCCGCAGCAAACACGCTGGCTGGAATCACAACTGTTCCGCTTGTGCCAAGAACAACGAATTTACCTACATCGCCAACCACTAAAGGGTAACTTGCTGTTTTTGCACTCCCCGTTTGAGGGACGTTAAGGTAACCCAAAGAAGAGGTCTGCCCCGGAAACGTGTATGTATACGCACCAGAAACAGTAAAATTAGATGCAAAAGACCCTGAAATAGTCAGTGTGCTTGCCGCATTGTTTGCTACACCCGTGCCGCCGTTAGCTACTGGAGTGACATTAGCGGCAAGCAGTTTTACGGTACCTGCGGAGTTCTTAAAGTACAGCTTTTCATCAAGCGTGTTGAGCGCCAACTCACCGGCAACAAGATTGCCAGAAGTTGGCACAGCCGCCGCAGTTGTGCTGTGGTACAGCGATATGGGTGTGAAGTTTGTTTGTGCCATGATGGTTCCTTAAAATGTCCCGCCTGCAACGCCGTAGATTGTGCCAGTACCGCCGTTGGCTATGGGGAGAATGCCTGTCACGCCCGTCGTAAGTGGCAAGCCCGTGGCGCTAGTTAAAGTGCCGCTGCTTGGTGTACCCAGTGCTCCGCCATTGACCACAAATGCCCCTGCGGTGCCTGTATTGACCCCCAGAGCCGTCACAACGCCCGTGCCGGTAGTCACAGTGCTTGGCGCAACTCCAGCGCCTCCACCGACCATTAAAGCGTTGGACGCCAACAGAGCAGATGTAGCCCAAGTGCTTGTGCTTGTGAAGTAGGGCACGCCGCCGCTTGTTCCGGCAACCGTCAAGGCCAAAGTGCCACTTGTCGTGATTGGTGAACCGGCCACCGAAATGATGCCACCCGTAAACGACTGGGCAACACTGGTAACTGAACCTGTACCAGCCGCCGCCCACGCCCCATCGCCACGCCAAAACGTAGAGGCAGATGCACCAGTTCCGCTGTTTAGATTGGTAACGGGTAGGTTGCCAGTCACGCCCGTGGTAAGTGGCAAGCCCGTTGCATTGGTCAGGGTGCCGCTTGCCGGGATGCCTAGATCAGGGGTGACTAAAGTAGGACTGGTAGACAACACAACGCTGCCTGTACCCGTGCTTGTTACAACCCCTGTACCGCCATTGGCCACAGCCAACGTGCCGGCCAAGGTAACTGCACCGGTGGTAGCCGTGTTTGGCGTGAGGCCGGTGGTCCCTGCGCTGAAGGTCGTTACACCCCCCGCTGCGCCACTTGACGCCAAAGTAATCCGGCCTTGCTGGTCAACGGTCACATTTGCGTTGGTGTACGCACCCGGTGTAACAGCCGTGTCAGCAAGAGAGATTGTGCCGGTGGAGGTAATTGGACCGCCCGTTAGGCCAGTTCCCGTCGCAATTGAGGTGACGCCAGAGCCTGATGCAAATGCAGTCCAAGCACCGTTGTAACCCTCAAACAAGCCTGTTGTTGAGTTAAACCGGAAGTTTCCTAGCGTAGACGTTCCACGCTGACCTGTTGTTCCGGCTGGAACCACGACCCCCCCGTTGCCGGGGATTACGGGGTCGGTGGCCAAAGAAACCGTTGGGTTGCCGCTGACCCCAGTGCCGTTTGCCACGTCAATTTGACTTGCGGTGCCTGTGATGACTGCAGCAGTGATGCCGCCACCAGTTGAAAGCGCCACAAGGCCATTAAAACTGGCGTTGGCAAAATTTGCTACTTGACCGCTCAAGGCAATGGTTGGGTCGCCAGAAACACCAGAGCCGTTGGTTACCGTCAACCCCGCCCCGGAAGAGGCCACAGAACGGCCTGTAAGGGCCGTAGAGGACGTTTTGACTTGTATGCCGGTGCTGGAGTTGACCAAGGACAATAAAGCGTCTGTGGTCGTTATATTGAACAGGCCCTGCGCCCCGCCGTCGGTCACCGTCAGACCATTGGTTGCACCAACGTAGCGGCTGTTGGCCAACTGAGGCGTCTGGCTGACGGTCAGGTAGGTGTAAGGCTGCGACGGGGAGGCGGAGATGGCACTGGCGGTGGTCTGCACCGTCACGCCATTTTGGACGACCGGGACCGCTTCCGTGCCCGTAATGGCACCGGCCGCTGGCAATTGAAGGATAGTGACTTGTGCGGACATTATGTGCTCGTGTTGTCTGGCGGGTTTGGTGAAATGGTGTCCCTGTTCCCGGTAGATGTTGGAGTCTGGGTATTACCCTCAGTTGAGATCTGATACACGCTGGTCTCGCCGCCCGTGAGCAAATAGTTATCGCCGGCACCAATTGGAAGGTCGGGGCGTGGAAACCGAATTGTTATTCTTTCGGTTTTGCGAGCCGGCAGGCGGTAGGGGTCAAGCTCATCTGCACAACCCTCGTTGCACACCCTGAGACCCGGCAAGTTGGGGTCGTTGCGCATCACGGCATGCGGGCGCTTCATCTTGCACCGATCACAAATTGCAATCGCAATGTCAGAGTATCCAAGGGTGTCCAGAAAGATGGCCATCGGTCACCTTGTGTACACGCTGATGTTCGGGGCAAAGTAGATTGGCGACTTGTCGCGCTCTTCCTCTTCGGCCATGGCAAGGTACTTTGCCGCTTGACCCTCAAGGTACTGAACGCGGTTCAAGTCCACGCCGGGCAGCTCAAGGCTCATCCGGTGAGCCAGCATCATCACCACGGCCTCGTACCAGCGCTGTGGTACCTCCAGCTCGCCGTACAGGTCGCCCACGTCCATGATCTGGCGCGAGTACCAGATAGTCATCTGATAGAAGGCATCTTGAGGCGTTGGCCACAGCACGATCTCGCTCTGCGGAATGGTGCGGTTGAACCAGAACTGAAACGGCTGGTTAGCTGTAAAGTTCTTGTTGGGCAGGTTGGTGTAGTCGTCGCGGTTCAGGCGCGACATAGTGATTTCGGTGCTGTTGTTGCCAAAATACAACTCTCGTAGGCTTAGAGTGGTCCCGCTGTAGGCCCGGATGCGGTAGTACGGCACGGTCTGGCCATTGGCAATGTCGGTCCAGATCCACTCGTTGTCCACCACGGTGATGGGCCCCAGATCGACCAAGGTTGACCAAGTCACGTTGTCGAGGGAGTATTCAAGGATAAATGATTTGGTGCCGCTGGAGGCCGGCAGGAAGCCAATGGAGCCGATGAAAATAGGATTGGACGGGCCAAAGTCAACAGCAATGTTGCCGTTGGCCGAGGTTTGGGTG